CAACCTTTGAAGTATTCAAAGCAAAGAGTGTTGCTACAAACACAACAACAGAATTATTGACTCAACCTTTAGTTCTGCAAGAAAGTGATGTTCTTAAAGTTCAAGCTAATGCTGCCAATCAGGTGCACATTATAGCAAGTTTTATGGAGGTCACGAAAGGGCAACTCTGATTAACTTACATTCTCTATTTATTACCCCCGTATTTTCACTACAATTAAAAGGCCACGAACATCTTATTGATAACATATATCAATTACGAGAAAAAGATGAGATGGGCATGCCTCGTTCAAACATAGGTGGTTGGCATAGTCACGACGAAATATATGATATTAAAAAGTTTCGTCCTTTAGTCGGTGATATATTAAAATATTCTAAAGATTGTTTTAATCACATGGATGTACAAGATGATTACAATCCTGAGATGACGGGTATGTGGGGTATGATAAATCCACCAGGATCACGAAACAATGTACATACGCACCCTTATAACTACTTATCTGGTGTATTTTATTTAAAAGCTCCTAAAAAGTGTGGAAATATTGTGTTTCTAGAGCCTAAACCACAGTCGGAGGTGCTATCACCCCCTAAAACAGATAAAGCCTCTATACACCTCGCTCACAGCGTACAATGGGAACCTATTGAAAATTCCTTGATTTTTTTTCCTTCATGGTTACAACATGAAGTACAAACAAATAATTCTAATGATGATAGAGTTATTATTAGTTTTAACATAAATTGGAGAAAAGAAGATGCCGATAGTTGAACCTGCTGAATTACTGGGTCACATTACGACTGAAGATGGAAGAAAGATTCCACATTATAAAGTAAAAACTGAAACAACAATTACACATGTAGATACTGGCGCTGAATATAATTCAGAAGCAGAAGCACAAGCTGACGTTGATAATCCAGGAACATCGACAACCGCTGAAAAGATTAGACGAGACGTAAAAATATTTGCCCCTTCTTTAGCAGACATGTTAGGCGAAACGCCAGAATAGTGCCGCAAGTATTTATACAAGAAAATTTTTTTTCAACCGAATTATACAATGAAATTGTTCAGCTTATGATTCAAGCTGAGTATACTCCTCCTCCTAAAGAAGACATTGAAAGACTTCAAGGATCATACTGGCATACACACAATTTACCGAACGACTGTGACGTTCAAATAGAAATAAAAAAATTAATAAAAGAAAAATTTTATTTTAATGTATCAAATTTTATTGACTCTATGTATACAATGGTGGGAGCATCCGATAAACCTCGCCCTCATACAGATGAGAAAAATGGTTGCACACATCAATGTTTGATTTTTATGCATGGAGAAGAATCAACAAATAATGGAACAGGGTTTTATCATATGGTGTCTCCAAAAGATTTACAATTAAGTATACATGTTGGCTTTAAATGCAACAGAGCTATTTTTTTTACATCCGATGTTATCCACGCACCTTTACAGTGGGCGGGTAATGGATCTTTTAGATATTCAATTTGTAATTTTTTTACTTAGGCACTACAAGCTTCACATTCTAAATCAGAATCTAAACCTGTTACCATAACAGTCGCATCGGAGTTATGTGGCTTACCTTGAATTGTATGTATATGAGGCACGTTTCTGTGTTTTAATAATTCTTTTTGTAATTTTTCGTTTTCTCTTTCCACTGCTAATAAACGTTCGTGGTAACGACTCACCTTATCAGCAAGGGTAGCTATAGCC